CACAACTTTGAGGATTTAATTCCTCACAAATGTATGAAACTTTTTTAAATAACTAATTTTTTTATTTTTTTTTCAAATTAGCTATAAATTATTTCAAGGTTTTTCTCAATGTACGAATTTCTAATGCCATTCGACCATAATACGATTATTGGATTTAAATCTCCATCCAAAGAGACAATCTCTCCAACCAAATCTTTTGGGTTATACTTATCATCAGGCAACCCAACTACCTTAACTTTTTGTCCTTTTCTCATTTTTACTATGTTTTTATTTTTTGGAATTCCTCAATATACCTGTCTAAATACCATTTAGCTTTTTTCAAGTCTTGAAGTTCTGAATCTTTTTTCCCAGCTCTTGAAATATATTTCACAGTATTACCCAAATGAAAACCTAAATCCCAAGCCTCTATTACTTTTATGGCTTCATAAGGATTATCCTTACCCCCATAATGTTCTGGATGATTTACATGTTCTGCCATTATAGTTCTAAAGCTTTTGAAATGTTAGGGAAATTAACTTTAAAAATATCTAATATTGCCAAAGCTATCTGCTGATGTTCTAACTGCGTATGTCCATCACAACGAATTTGTAAATAATGAATCCAAGAACGAACACTGCCTTTCATATATATTTTGGTTTGTGTTGTTAATGGTAAAACGAATCTTGCACATTCTTTAGCGACTCCATGATCCAATAAAATTTTATATAGAGCTTCGCTGTTTTCGATGTGTTCTTTTATTGCTTGACTGGCAACAGTATTATCATGACCTAATTTAGGATCAAATTCATCAGTACTACTTTGTCTATTTGTACTACCAGATTTTCTAATCTGAACTAATTCAAAATCTGTTACTTCTGCATAACGCTGAGAAAACTCTTGAAACGAAAAAGAACGATGTCTTAATATTTGCTGTGCTATCCCCCTGCTTGTAACAATCTCAACAGTCATGTCAACCATTTCAAAAGGTGACCAATGCTTATTTTTGACCATGTAAGATACAAGCTTATCTGATGTTTCTGAATTTAATTGATTTGATGGATTGCTTACCCTAGCAATATAAACAATCAATTCTTCCGCTGACAATAATTTTTCTTCTACCAACGACCCCGTTAACGATACTAACTTTACATTCATTTTTTACTTATTTAATTGTTATTTATTATTCAATATACTGCAAAGCGTGTTCAACTTCTTTTGCCTTCTGATTGTTATTCGCAGACAATTCATTAAAATCAGCCTTTTTATTCTTCAAATGCTCAGATAACCTACGCCTGACATTATTTAGCACCTGAACAGTCTCCAAATCAGTAAACTCAAACTCTGCACTTCCAAGCAATTCTGCCAACACACTATCGGTGCGCTTCTCAACTTGCTCCTCTCTGGTTTTCTTTCGGGGCCACTTAAACATTTTCTCTGGCTTTTAGCATTGCATCAGCCACAGCATAAGACCACTTAGCAATAAGTTCTGGTTTTGGAAACTCAGGTCCATCACTGACAACGCTTCCTTGCATTGCTTTAGCAGCAAAATAATCTCTTAATGTCATTCCGCTGTCAGTTTGAATTACTGCGTTATATGAACTATCCCATGTTGATGGGAATGCATTAGGATTTGATGGTTGTTTTTCTGTAATTTCTGTATTCATAATTCAAGTTTTAAATTGTTTTTATTAGAAGCATTGTTTTTCTGCCTCTCTTTATACTCACGACTAATCCACGTCCGAATCAAACATCCTTTGCTTTCAGGAGTTGTAGAATTAACCGCTCCCTGCAGGAAAATCATCTTTTCCCTAGCTAGGTTGCTGAACACGGCTCCAAATAAATTAACCTGCTGTGGAAGCTCATGCACCTCCAAATAAGCCTTTTTAAAATCATTCGCATTGAATATCTTAAATTGCTTCTTTACCCAATCAACTGCAAAATTGAATATCTTGCAGTAATCATCCTTATTGGTTTGACGAACTCGATTCAAAGCCTCCTCTTTTGTTTCTATGTATTTATCCATTATTTAAATAATTTAAACATAATATATTGGTATAATTTAAATGTTGCTCTTTTGATATTGGCTTTAAAAATTCCACCTCATTACATAATGAATCATCCTTACAAAATACAACAGAAAAGAAAAGAACATTATCTATTACACGAAAAGAATACCCTACGTAATAGTTTTTTACTTTACAATTAAATCTACTCATAGGCCTATTTGTTTTAGTGTGGTTAAAGTCAATTCAATGTCGTATTCCAACAAATCTTCGATTGTCTCAAATTGTTTGCATTTATAAAATGGCTCTCCATATATGCTGGCAAAAACTTGACAACTTTCTGTCGGTTCGATTATCACCCTTAAATTATTTGACATTTCAATCAATTCAAAACCATTAAACAAACAACGACCTTTTGCTTCTTGATAAACGCTTAATTCAGCTTTATAATCAAAATCAGTTGAAAAATGTACCCGTTCAGGCTCTTCAAATATAACTCCGTTTTCATCACAAGGAACAAACATCCAAATCTCTAAAAGTTGTTTTAGAAATAAATCGAAGTTTTTTCGAAGCATTCGATAGCAACTATTAGAAACTCCTAATCCTTCTAAGTAATCTCCAAATTCTGTATTTGATATTAAATTTTTCATAGGCTATGCTAATAAAAGTTTTCCAGCTTTAATCATCTTACCTGTCAAAGCAATTTTATCTTCAACAGGAACTTCAAATCTGAATTTTTCCATACTTGTGAAATTTGAATGATTTGGTATGAATCCTAAATCCCACAAATCCTTATCCCAAAATCTCTTGTATTTATTTGGATCTTCTTTCAGATGTTTTTCAACATAATCCGTATCCTCCAAGAGTTCTCTCATTTCAACAAGGTTTTTTTCCGTTGGAAGGAATGCGATTGCTTCTCCATACTTTGCATTATTAATACAGCAATTAGAAACTATCTGCCAATATTCAAAAGCATATTCACTCTTAAATAACTGAATGTTTTTTTGTTGCAAGCATTTCACATAATCATAATGATTTGACATTTGATATGCTTTAAGTTCAGCTATGCCGTTTCCATCAATTTTAATATTGAAATCTTGTGAACCACTCCAAAAAGGATATTTAGGATGAACTGTTGTTTGGTCAATTATCAATTCATATTCTGAACCCAACTGCCAATGAACCCAAACCTCCCAAAGCTTACCCCAAAGAATATCATCCTTATTAACAGGCAGGGTGATACCCCTGCCGTAATCCAGTTCTTTTTTCTTATTGTTTATATAAGTTATTGCACCAGCACCAAAACCATATTCACCTTTCCCTGGAACCATAAACAAATAAGCATTACTACTTGTAAGCCTAGCTACTCTATTTGCCTTGTTGTTCATTTTTAAGCTTTTTAAGTTGGTAAATGATTTTGTCATACTCAGCAGTTTTTTGATTATCAACTACAGATTGAATGACCATACAATCTCCTGCTTCAATTTTAGACTCTAATTCCTTGAACAAATACTTAATTGTTCCAATGGATTTTCTTCTTCTGAATCTGAATTTTGAGCATCATAAGCCTTGGCACTTTCTCCACATAAAGCAAAATGACTAATCAGCTTTATGTTTTTTTGCTGTTCCTTAGTCAATGATTTCCAAAGAATAGTAAGTGCCTCAGCCCCTTTCTCACAAGTAAGTAAAGCCTCAGATTTAATCCTTGCAATTTCAGGATTTTCTTTTTCACCTTGGTCAAGCCACTTACGGATTTTCTTTCCTGTTTCAATTCCAATATAATCATTTCCTGCCCCGAAAGCCTCTTTCAAAAATAAAGGCATTTTCAAATGTTTCTGAGTTTTACCTTGGTCAGCCATCATAATGGAAGCGGTCATTTCAAACATGAAGTTTTTCTCGCATATAGGTAAAATTCCTAAAGAAACAGGTTTATCAATTATTTTGAAATCTGTTTTTTCCCTTGCTCGAATACAACAAATAATATCCATATCAGATTGTAAAAGAACATTCATGAATTTTTTATGCTCTCTTTTAGCACCAACCCAATTAGCAATTTTTCTTGTACTTCCATCTGCTTTAGGAGCATTGGCAATATCATCACAACCTCCATCACCTTCCCATTCGTGAGTAACAGAATCAATTACCAAAACCTTTATTCCTGCATCCTGAAACTGTTTAATAGCAGTAGCATATCTCGATGGAGAAAAAGGAGGGTATAAATCACCAATCATAAACTGCCCATCCAATACATTTGCATACAATGAACCTCTTTTGTTTTCAGCATCTAAAAAACCTATTTCTGATGGGTGATTTACCATACCTCTAGCTACATACAAAGCTGTCAATGTTTTCCCATCTCCTGATTGTCCTGCTATACCAATAACTGCTTTACTTTGACCACTTACAACTGGCCTTATCTCTATTACTGACATAATTAATTATTGTTTAATGAATTTTGTTTTTCTACTAATTCCTTTAATATTTTATGGAAACGTAAATTAATATCCGAAGCCTGATCTGTTCTCTGCATTTCCATGCTTTTAAGTATCAACTGAATTTGGCGATTACTCAATTCTAAAATCCTATGCTCATCAGTAACATCTAATCCTTTTAATGGAGTCCTTCTAATTCCAAAACCATATAACCAACCACCTAATTCAACTGCCATTTTTATATTAATATCATAATGGCTTTTAAAACAACGTGAAATGAAATAGAAATCATCATTGTTTACAAAAACATTAGCCGTTAGTGTAGCATAAAATGAATGTGTATTTTCCATGATTAAAAAAGATTAATGCTGGTTAATAAATGACCTCTAACATTTTCAAGTTCTTGCAAAATAGAATCAAGCAAAGGATGCATACTCTCATTTTCAAACTCAGGAACAGCATTACGAAATTCTAAGCTTTTAACAAACTCAGTCAATAGTTTTTTATCAGCAGAATACTTTTTAATCCTCGCCTTGTTTTCGGCTTTCAACTTCGCTGCATCGGCAATGGATAACTGCTCATTCACATCATCTACCTGAGCTTTAACTGTAGTAAGCCAATAATCAAAATCAGTCATTGGCAACAAAACGTTTTCTATTGGATAAGGCAAAAAACCTTCCATTTCAAACATTGAATTTTCCTCATTTAGCTTGTAACCAAACATTTCAATAAATGAACTTCGGAATTTAAAGAAAGATTCTTTGGCTAACTTAAGCATGTTTTCAAATTGCTCATCAGTACTGTTGGCTATTTGGTATTTCTCTACAGTAAAGAAATTATCTTCTCCTATCTTAAAGTTAATACCAAAATCCTGAATAACCATTCCTATTTCAGACAAAGCCTTTTCTCTTTCTGCTATAACTGATAATTTTTTTTCTGCAGCATAAATATCTAATTTAGCATCATTAATAATTGTTTCAAATTCTACAGAATCCGCATCTGAAATCGATTCGATGGAATAACCTTGAATAATTCCTGTTGATAAAATAGGGTGACGAAAAACGTTTTCTTCTGTTGAAACAAATCCTATTTCAGCAAGCCTATCTTTACGAATATCGAAAACTTTTTGCTTTTCAATTATGTCCTTAGCATTCTGAACAATGGTTTTTACTTCTGAGAATGTTTCTTCAAACTCCAATGCACTACAATCTGAAATATCCTCTTTCAGTAAAATATATTCATCAGCCTCTTCAAGCCAAAGAGTATCATGTTCATCTGAATATTTCATTCCTGCTTCTTCAAGACGTTTTTTTCGTATTTCATATATAGCCTCTTTTTCCTCCTCCTCTCTGGCAATACGCTCATCCTCTATTTTTTTGTTTTCTAAAACATGAGCATCAAATAAGGCTTTTTTAGCACTAAAAATAACCTCCCACTCATCTTTGGTTAATTCTGACAATTTAGTTAAATCTACAGCTACTCCTAAAGCCACGTAAGGCATAATCTCAGTAAGTCTTGATGCTTGCAAATCAGCTAAACGTTTCGCTTCTACATTAGCCTCTTCCAATCGAATATTATCCAAACGCTGGTTCTCGGAAACAGTAAGAGAAGCAACCTTGTTTTCCAAGGCAGTTTCAACTCTTGATTTTACCTGCTCAAACAAAATGTCATATTCCTCGAAATCAAAGTCAACAGTAAAGAATGCAAACAATTGTGTTTTGGCAAAATCAATTTCTGAGAAAATCATTTTTTGGATTATCTCATAACAGGAAGTTTCAGTTTCATCAATTTTGTCGTTGATAGTTTTTACTCGCAAAGCCTCTGCTGCTTCCTCCTCTTCTTTTTGCTTAGCCTTTCTTTCCTCCCAAGCCTTAACCTCTTCCTGCCATTGGTCTTCCAAAGGCTGTGTAATCTCAATCAATGTTGCAGTTTCGGTACCAACTTCTTTTCGAATAGTGGCAAATTTCGAAGCAACTAATTTATCTTGATTTTGAAGCTCTGTACGTCCTTTAACAACGTTGGTTCGATGCTTCTTACCTGCCTCATAGGTTTTGTTGTCTGTAATCTCAAAAAATGGATTCTCAGCAACCAATTTCAACTGCTTCTCTTTCCAACTTGAAACATCTATTAATGCAGATACTTTTATTGTCTCTAGCACGTTAATTGGCTCCGCTTCGATAACCTCAATTTCCTTAATTTCTTTTTTCATATCCTTATTTTTTTAAAATTTACTTATTACTTAATCTGTTAGAAATGTTATTACTCCATTGTAGAAAAAAAAGAACTAAGATTAGTTTCCATCCAAACCAAATATATCCTAATATTATTCCTGTAATTCCCAATGTTGCACCAAAAAGAATGTATAGAATTGATAAAATTCCTTTACTTATTTTTCTCATTTTAACTTATTGTTTTTTGTTTTCAATACTCTTTTTCTAAAGCCGAAACAGGTAACTCATAATTAGGATCTTTCCTATCCGACTTAAACTTTTCCTTAGCTGTGATTTCCATAACTTTTGGATAACCATCAGACCGTTTCTTCTGTAGGGATTCAAAGATGCTCATAACTACTTTTTTTCACGAACTTTTACCAAATCCTCGAACTCCAACATATTATCATTCAAATATCGATGGATAACCGAAATCACTTTAGGCGTATTGTTCCGTAACTTAATAAAACCCTGCTCTGAATACCCCAACTCTTTTGCCGTTGAACCTAAATTAGCCTCAACCCCCCTTTTCCTTAAAATAGAAATCGTTCCGTTGAAATCTAAATACACATCCGGAACATCGTTTTCAATCTCTTTTTGACTCATAATTACATTTTTAAATTAATATTCCACAAACCTAAACAAAAGTTACTTAATAAACAAACTTTTGTTTACATTTATTTACACTTTTGTTGTAAATAAAAAAACCATCCGTATTTGGATGGTTTATAAATATTTCTTAACTTAAATTAAAACGGCAAATCGTCTGCCTCTTCCTCATTCAAATTAGTTGAGGGAGCAAACTGTTGAGGATTAGTTTGCGTTTGTGCGGGAGCAGGAGCCTGAGCATTCTGACTAGGGTCATGTACGCTTGAAATTCTCCATCCTTGGATTGTGTTGAAGTACTTTGTTTCTCCCTGTGGTGAAACCCACTCTTTACCTCGCAAATTAATATCAACTTTAACTTTCTCTCCAACTCTAAAACTTGTCAATAAATTACATTTATCTTGGGTGAATTGGATTAGAATATCTTGGCTGTATTGCTCGTCCGTGGTCACAACACAATCCCTTTTCTGAAATCCTGACGTACCAATATCCTCTGTTTGATAAATAACTTTTAAATTTCCTTC